ATATAATATTCATCCAAATTATCATTCCACGATTTAAATTCATTCACCCAAAAACCTTCTAGGTTATCTATTTCCTTTTCATGGTCTATTTGATATTCCATTTCAATTTTCTGAATCGTATAATCGCGAATCGATGATATCTTTTTATACATATCATATATAAAAATTATTACACTACTTAAAAAGGAACGCAGCATATATATCATGGAAGGAAATTTTTTAAGTCGATATAACAACAGATTAGACGCATGGAAAAATTCGATTGAAGAAGATCCGGAAAATAAACACGTGTATGAGTCCGAGATGTCGGAGTATATCATTAAATGCATGCCTTACATGAATAAATACAACGCGGAAGACGAAGGTGAAGTCAGTGTTGATAATGTGTTTAACGTCAAGGTGACTACCGGCTTAAAGCGCAAGGATATCTTTAATGATTATTTAATCGACGTCGAAAACGTAAATATTCCGAGAGCTACACCCCGGATTCGGGAAACGTGTCCAAATTGTGAGGACAGCATCGTAATACACTTTCCTGAAGCTGGTGAGCTCGTGTGTCAATCGTGTGGGCTGATACTGGCGCGTCTGATAAGTGAAGAGTTAACGTATCGCGAGGAGCAGGAGACTTCCGAAAAGATCATTAATTATTCGTATAAACGTGAAAATCATTTTTCAGAGTGGTTGAGTCAGTTCCAGGCAAACGAAACTACAAACATACCTAGTGAAGTCATAGAGCAATTGCGTAACGAACTCAAAAAGATTAAAATTAAAAAATTAGATGAGATTACACACGCCAGAGTAAGAGGGTTGTTAAAAAAACTTAAGAAGAATAAGTATTATGAACATGTCCCTTACATAGCGAATATACTATCGGGAATACAACCCCCAAAGATGCCACTCGAACTAGAGGAACGTCTCAGAATAATGTTTAAAGATATACAGAAGCCCTTTGATGATAATTGTCCCAAAGAGCGCAAAAATTTCCTATCGTACTCGTACGTCCTCTACAAATTTTGTGAATTGTTATCGGAGGATAAGTATCTACAGTATTTTCCTCTCTTAAAATCAAAAGAAAAACTGTATCAACAGGATCTCATATGGAAAAAGATTTGCGAGGATCTTTCTTGGGAATTTATTCCAACTATATAATATGGGTGATAAGAATAAAGATCGAAAAATTGGAGTTTGGATCGTTTTCACCGGTTACGCGTATATCGTCTCAAAAATTTTATTGACCCATGGTACATGTCATCATCAAAAAGCATCGTTGATTTGCGGAATATTGGGACAATAGGTGGAACTAAATTTAAGAAAGGTGTAGATGAATACGTTAAATTATCATTGGACAAAATCAAAAAAGGTGAGTCGACATTGGCAAAGGAAATTAGTATTTGTAACTATAAAATCGAGCGTGAAACGACGCGTGAGTATGTCGAGTTATTTAAACAAATCAAAGAACAATTGAAGAAAAAATACATATCACCACGTTCAAAAAAGTCGTCATTTAAAAGCTTAAAGAAGACCCTCACTAAATAAACTAAATGGAGTATTGTAATGTATGTTGCTCTAAATATAACCATCAAAAACACAAACAGGTCACCTGTGCGTTTTGTGATTTTGACGCATGTCGAGACTGTATACAGAGATACTTATTATCCACGAATGATAACGCGCACTGCATGAGTTGTAAACACCCACACGATCGCGCGTTCGTTGATTCTTTTTGTACGAAACGATTCAGAAACGTTGAGTATAAGAAACACCGCGAAAATATTCTATTCGAAAGAGAATTAGCTAGGATGCCAGAAACACAAGGATATGTCCAATATATGATTAAACGTAACAACATCACAGATCTTACGAATAAACTGACAGAGGCATACATGATCGAACGAGCTAATTATTACAGAAATCATGGGAACGCGATGGCGTGTCATCATAGAATCGCCATGATGGGGATCCGCCAAATAATAGACATGTGTAGACACGAAATGATACGTTTACATTCTAATCAAAACGTCGAAGAGACGAAAACGACGACGTTCGTGAGACAGTGTCCGATCGAAGAATGTCGAGGATTCTTAGATGAAACGTGGGTGTGTGGTGTGTGTTCAAAAGAATTTTGTGACGCGTGCGGTGAGGAATTGATCGACGGACACGCGTGTGATAAGGATCTCGTGGAAACCATGAAATTAATAAAAAGGGATACAAAACCGTGTCCAAAATGTGCGACCATGATTCACAAGATCGATGGATGTGCGCAGATGTGGTGTACCAGTTGCCACACCGCGTTCGATTGGCGAACCGGTGAGATCGCTGTTGGACGAATCCACAATCCACATTTCCTTCAATTTAAAAAGAGGAGTCGAGATCACGCGGACATCCCGTGTGGCGGACGCCCGAGTGTCCGAGAATTGGATGAATTAAACGCACCCACGCGGGTAAAACAACTCGCCCGCGAGTGCGCGAACCTCGAGTACGAGATGAATTGGAAATATGCACTACCCAATCAAGATCATTATAATAGGTATTATCGAACACGATATTTAATGGGGAAAATGAGCAAAGAATACATGAAGAATTTACTTCAACGCGACGATAAAAAACGTGAAAAAATGACAGACATTCGAAATATTTTACAGATGTTTATTGACACCGCCGGTGATCTCTGTCGCGATTGGATACTACACAGAGAGGACGAACAGCGAATTTTTCAAACCATCATGGAATTAGAAAAATACACGAACGATGTCATTCGAGTCATCTGGTCGAGGTATAATTGTTGTGTCCCTAGATTTATAAATTCAGCCGTTCATGGAAATTGGTAAAATTAAAATATTTATTTAACTTAAGATGAAGTTAAATAAATATTTGACTCTGATAATCACTTTATTGATTCTATATTTTATTCTAGTACCTAAATATTACCAACCTCGTGTGGTCAAAGGTATGCTCACACATGGTGAATGTGAATATATAAAAAATAAAGCAGAACCTAAGCTGAAACCATCGACTATCTCATCTTCTAAAATACTCGATCCGAGTGTTAGAAAAAGCGAAACCGCGTGGGTTCGAGGGGAAGCCATAGATACTATAGTCTCAAAATGTATACGAGAGGTCGACGGTGAACTTCGGAGTTGTGAAGACCTGCAAGTGTTGCGATACAAACCGGGTGGTTTTTATAAACCCCATCAAGACGCTTTCCCTTCAAGAAACAAAAGAACACACACGATCATGATAGCTTTGAACGACCACACAGAATTTTTAGGTGGAGAGACAATCTTCCCAATTATTAAAAAGACTTACTCGCTAAACAAGGGTGACGCGCTCGTGTTTAACACGTTAAACAATTATGGATGGATCGATGATCGCGGTCTTCACGGTGGCGCGCCCATCGCGGATGGTGAAAAATGGTTGGCGAATATTTGGGTTCATGAGAGACCATATTAAATTACATTTCACCCCGTTCAATTATCTTTTGGCGATTGACCATGTGCAACGCTTCGACATCCGCTTTATTTTGCCCCACATATGGCACAGCGTAATTATTTAAGCACATCCATTCATTCACGTTCGTCCACTCGCCATCTTCTGATACCCAAATTTCTGCTAAAATACGACCAAATTTGCCTCGCGAATCAGCTTCAGGGCATCTAAGTTGGATCTCTATGTCATCCTTCTCAGATTCAACAGCTTTCAAACACCATTCTTTTAATTTTTTCTTGGACAAGAGCCCAAATTTCTTTTCTTCTAAATCTCTTGTGCGAGACTCCGGGGTGTCGATTCCAAGGAGACGCACGCGCTGCTTGGTGCACACGTCGAATCCTAAATTTATGACGACGTCGATCGTATCACCGTCGACGACCTTTTCGAGGGATGACACGTTATATTTAAAATTGCACTGTTCCGTGCTGTAGCTCATTTATTACATGTACTTTTTTTTATTCACCACAGATGAATGAAAAACTGTGCTTCATGTTTGTGAAAGGTTTGAAGATCCAAAAGTTCCACATTTAGTATATGCGATTATTTTATTTTATAATAGTATTTCGCAATAATAGATGCGCATACTGTCTATCGACATCGGGTGGCTTAACATGGGTTTGGCACTCGCGACGTGTAAAAGCTCTACAGACGTTGAGATTGAATATGTAAAGAAAGTAAATCTCGATGATTATAAATACATCTATTCAAACGAGGTTGTTGATTTAGTGCCTCTCCTTGTCGATGACCACAGGTTTATATTTGATAGTGCCGACGTCATATTAATAGAGCGACAGCCACCCGGGGGGTTTGGTAATATCCAAACGCTGATTCATTACATGTTTAAGGAACGCGTGATTCTAATAAGTCCGAATAGTTTACATGCACATTTTGGTATGAATCATCTAAACTACGAAGAAAGAAAGGTACGATCCGAGCAAATCGCGTCGTGGCATTTGAAGGAACCTATTCCATACGAGAGAAAACATGATATTACAGACGCAATCCTAATGATTTTATATTACAATTTTAAAACAAACGTTCACATTTTTGATAAATTTAGATTTAAACTATGATATTAAAGAAATAAAACTAATCATAGATAATGTCTAACGTGAAGGAATGTACAAAATGTCATGAAATGGAGGCACACGGTAAACACGCGTCGAAA